TTGTTGGCACGGCAGGTCCCCATCGTGATTGGCTATGCTGGCATCGTGCGAGACTGTGAGGAGCTGGGGTTTGACATGTTCCGGGATCTTGTGGACACATCATATGATTCATTGCCCAATCGACGCAGGGCCGAGGCTGCGCTATGGATGAACGAAGATCTCATTAAGGGACGGATCGATATTGCACCCTACCAAGAACGACTGCAGCAACAACAGAGATTTGTGTTGGATGCCTATACTGCGTGCATGGAAACTGCGTTCCGGCGGGCTTGCGAAGAACTCGCCCTACGTCTTCTCTAGGCTCTTTAACCACTGCTCTATATCACCGTACAGTGTGGCCATGATGGCATGATCACCACCAAACAGCACTATGTCCACCGTGGTTTTCTGTCGCGCCAAGTAGTAAGGGCATGTTAGTTTTTTGTCCAACAGCAAGAGATTCTTTGGTGTCATGGTCAAGGCCGGTACTGTGAATCTATAGGATTCAAGTTCGAGATCTCGTGACAGTATCTCATAACCTTGCTGGGTCAATCGCAGTCCTCCTTGGTCGCGCAGATTGCCCCACCATGTGTTCATGATGTTGTCGACATTGAGCGACAACAGCTCGGCAAACTTGGTTGAATATGCGAGCTTATTGAGCATGGGGGTACACTGTGGCCCCCGCGGTCAGCAGTACTACGGTGAAATCCTGGGTTCTAAATTGTTGATTCAGTTTGCGAGCCAGATTGATGGCATGGCCGGGATTGCTGAAACTGACCTTTTTGTATTTGGGTCCGGGATATTGCACCAGCATGTTACTGGTTTTTAGATTGATGGGTTGGTTCTGGAAAAATACTGCCCAGATGCCTTCGGATGCCAACACCTGTTCGGTGCGGTAGGTCTGTCGGTTGGTGTGTTCCACCAACACTTTGGGTTTGGGTCGGCTCATAAAAACTCCTAGATTATTTATCCATAATCTTAGGTGTTTTTGAAGCTGCCTCCCGTGATTTCCACTGTGACAGGATCGTCGGCTGCGGAGTCGCTGCGCAGTTGTTCTAGAGTGACCAAGAGCTTGGTTATATCAGCATGCAGGTCCTTGGCATCGCGCAAGGGCATCTGTAGATCGCGGAGACCGCGTGCTTCAGCCGACTTTATGAGGTCAACAAAACGATGTATGTGTAGGCTCATGTCTGTTGCTGTCCGTTGTCATCTTGCTTGGCGTCGGGATCGTAGGGAGGGACATTGGATTCGAGGATGGCACTATCACCATAACCATTGGCATCCACGATGTCGATTCGAACCGGACCTGTGATGCACACATGCTCGTCCTCGATCTCCCAGTTGTGATCACCATCATAGATCCAGCCGGTACCACAGCGTCCGTCGTCGTCTTCCTTCTCCCAGCGTAGGATTGCTTCGATGTCGGCCTTCTCTGCGTCTGTGAACCCATCTGAGAAGTTTACATAAACAGCGCACAGATCATCGAGTTCGCAGCCCCAGCCTACTTGTGGTCTGCAATGCACTCCATTGTTGCCGACTTCCCATGCCCAAACTTCTTCGTCTTCTTCGCGGAAGCCAACTCCCCAGCGCCACACTTCTGTGACATCAAATCCACGGATGGAACCGTCTGGCAGGCGTTCAAACACATCCACGAAATATTCTACCGACTTCTTTTCTAGAGGTGTGATACGATACAGTCGTTCCACTATTCTTCCTCGCGCAGGATGGGACCATAAAACCACAGCTCGCGATCGGACCAGATCCAATCTAGATCCGCGACACCGCCTTCCAATCTGTCGGCAAAAGCATCGATAATTTCTTGTCGTTCTTGATCTGAAAGATCACCTTCTACCCGTGACTCGGTTATCTCGCCTGCCTCTTCGTCGGTAAAGGTCATTATGTCCCCCAGATCTTCATCATAGTTCGCCATGTCGAAATCATCGTCATCTTCGTCTACATAGACACGGTAGGTATCAAATCGATTCACCAGGGTGATCTTTTGATTTCCTCGGTAAAAGTCTATGCGCTCTACCGCGTTGTTTTCATTAACCGGACTATACGTGATCATACACTTCTTCCTCTAGGTACCTTTTAAGTTCTTTGTCAGTGGGTTCAACAGCATAGTTTTGTTTGAAGAAAATTTCATAGGAGTCTGATCCGTATTTTCCAATCCCATACAATACTGTAGCATCATTACCGTCCCAGGTCAAGTAATCAGCAGTCATCCTCTTTAGCCTCTTGGCACGCACGTTTACCATGCCTAGACTCCAGATGATATCCCGTATGTCATCTATATCCGCCATCAAAAATTCTAGAGGTGTAAACCAACGCGTCAAAAACATCGGCAACACAGTTTTTACCGGTTTTCTTCCGGTTTGGTTCAGCATGATCACTGCTACCATGTGCTGCCAGCGGCGACAGTATTCATCCTGTGCCGGCAGTTGTTGCTGCACCATGAGGTCATCACGCAAGGGCTTGAGCATAGGTTTCTCTCCAAAGATCGGCAGCTGCCCGGTGCGCTTCTTCCAGTGGATGCCAGCCAGGTTCGGTCACGGTGTATCCTTTACTGCGGCTCCAATCCAGGAAGTTTTTTCCTTCAAACAGACGCAGATCTGGCAGTACCAGTTGCTGTAGTTCTTGCACGTAGCCGGGAGCGTGCCACTGGTTGTCAAATAATTCGAGGTCCATGTGAGTTTGAACAGAAACGATGTCGTGGGATTGGAGATACTGTTGCACAGCATACATAGGCACTAGGCTACGAACGCGATCCCAGATGGTGCTGTGTCCTAGATAGTCGTTGTAGAGATCAATCACGCGCTGGGCCTCTTGCTGATTGCCAAATGTGTGTTCCAGTTTGGGCGGCACACAGGTAGGACCCAGGGTGATCCATGATTCTGTTACCACGCTGTAGAAGTCATAGCGTATGGGCCAAGTCCAATTGATCACTGCCAAGGTGTCTCGGCCATCGGCTGTGTGGAAATAATCAAATACCTGCCGAGCTATGGCTTCGTTGCCACAACCGGGCACTGCCAGTGTTTGATACTGCCAACCGAGGTCGTGAGCCACCAACCCAGGCCAGGCCCGTGCACCATCATCGTTGTGCTGTAATTCGCTACCCCAGACAAAACTGTCACCAAACGACACTATCTTTTTAGTCATGCGGTAACCTTAGTTCGAGATGATTTTGCCCTCTGATTTTGTCCAGGACAACATTCAAAGTCTCTCCCCGCTGCCACTGATCCTGGTCAAACTCCGCATCCAGGATGGCTTGATGGAGGCGTTGCACCATGTTGTGTTGCTCCGAGTCTAGATCCAATGCCAGACACGAGTCTAGATATGCCAACACTGTGGGTCGGTCATGGGTGGGCCAATTTGTGGCCGACAAATGATAGGGATCTTGGCATACAAAAAATTGATGCCTCAAGCCCAGATCACCGTGACGCCCGGTTGGTGATCTACTGAGGAGCTGTGTTGCGCGCACAAATCTCAACAACGGTTTCAATTGCAGCACGTTCAGATTAGTGACCACTGTGTTGATGTCAAGACTTTGGCTGTGCTGAGCCAGCCACTCAACGTTGTCCTTGACACGCTGCCAATCCGAGCCATGTCGTATCACAGCCGCTGCTGCACCTACCGCATCCACGCTGATGGTCCAGTGCAGATTATGGTGCTCGCTGGTGAGATCACGCCAGAAATCATCTACAAAACTGCCATTGGAGGTGATCATGATTTGCAGGTGCTTGTACTGTTTGTGTACGATCTGCTCTATGATTTCTCGTACTTCGGGTATAATGGTGGGTTCGCCACCAGTGAACATCAAGCGCCGGATACCAGATAGATTCTTTAGGATCCACTCTTTGTTGCTGGTGTGCATGGACACTGTCTTGCTTGGAACCTGGCTGTAAAAATCTCCCAGCTCCGGGTGCTGCCGGACTTCGGCAGCGATACCGTTGCTGAACACACTGTCGCAGCTCCTGCATTTGAAATTGCAGAAATTGTTGGCTCTGTAATCTACGAAATCCACTGCTAGAGAATCGAACTGTTTGTTATCATAATCTCGTAGCGCATCTAGACGCAGACTGTGACCAAAAGCGTGTTCGTTGTGCTGACATCCTTGACAGTCCGGATCAACTTGGTTGTCACGAAAACTCTGCTGTATACGCGAAAGGTAAGGATCCTGGTGCCAATCGCCAAGCGATGTGGGTTGGCGCGCTGTCTGACAACAGGGACTGACACCGGTGCTGTCCACGAACACATGCCGGAACGGCAATGGGCAATACCATTCACGCATGCTGAACAAGCTGTTGTTCTACTGATTCCCGGGACTGGAACGGACCCCGGAAAGCATAGCGTTCTAGCAGTATCAATTTGGGATTGCGTACGATTTTCCAAGAGCGGTTGTGTTTGACAGCATACCAACCGGCTGCGAACCAGCTTTTGCTTTTGGCTGTTTTTGTGAACAATGGTATGCGCAGTTTTACATTCCACACACCATTGTAGGCTGTACAACCAGTGTCATATCCATGCACCCGATCACGATCTGGTTTTGACACATGACTGGGGGTTTCAAACTCGATGTTGACAGCTTTGCCTGCGGTTTTGAGATTCTTGAAAAGCGCCACTCTGCCAGGCAGTTTGACTGCACAGCCATCCGTGGTGATTTCTATTTCGCCAATCTTGCTGTCATCTCGTTGCAGGATCCAGTACTGATTGGCCACCACGGGTTTAGCTCGTAGGCGAGTTTTGCTGATCACTGTCATTGTTGTAGTACCCCTTGATAAAATTTGTTCAACCATGATCCGAACTGTTCAGCACTGTCGCTGCATTTGGTGAGTTCGTATTTGCCGCAGAATTTCAAGAAGTGACTGCCCACCTGCCCCACGTCCTTGTGGCTGATCTGTTCGCGTATGGCAGCATCCACTGCTTGTTTGATGTCGTCGGGCTGAGCTCGGAGATCGATCAAGGTGCGATTGCGCTGATAGTCATCCAGCACCCGATGCTCCTCGCCGTTATGATCGGTCCAGCGTTGCAGCATGAGATTGTTCCAGGCGTAACCTTTGGCGGCCCGGTCCGCGTAGGCTTCTTGTAGGCCGACCTTATTCTTAGTGCCTTTGGTGCGCACGCCCGGGTAAGCGGAAAAAACATTGTCTGAGGCATCGCCGCGCATGCATTTTTCGAACAACAACCATTCAGGATCGGGCACAGTTTTAGGCAGCTTGGTTTTCTTGTCTATGACTTCCTGTCCCCGAGCATCGAATATGCCACGCACAGTGATCAGCTCATCAGTGATACCGTTGTATTGACTCACATTTGGCGACAACAGTTGCACAAAGTCTGTGTCACTGGAAATGACAAAGTGCTCGTCGTCGGGATGCAGATCGATCCAACGTGCAATGATATCATCAGCTTCGGCATTGGCATGGCGTATCACGCTGCAATTGGTTCGAGTACTGAGATACTGGGTGAGAGCATCATAAGTTTCCCAGAACAGGCGATCCTCTTCTTGCTCAGAATCAGTCATGGCGGATCTGGCATCGGTACGATTGCGTTTGTAAGGAGCATAATGATCCTTGCGCCACGATCGTCCTTCCAAAGCAAATATCACGTGGTCCGGTGTGAACTTGCGCGACACTTTGTTGATGGCCATGAAGGTGACGTGCAAGGCAAAACCCAGGCGTGTCCAGGTGTCGCTGGCTCTGTGGGCACCATGTCTGGCACGGAAAAACATGTTGGCTGTGTCGATCAGGAGATATCGCATGGCTCTACCAAATGGTTGTCTATGCAGTATTGTAGCAGATATCTACTCCAAAAGCAATGGGCATCGGCGCCAAAATGCCAACTCTTGGGGTCGACTGTATAAAACTCCTGGGATCTAAGTATCCAATCCCAGGTTCCTTGCGCGCGATAGGGATCTAGGTAGCTGCTGCCCCAGGATTTCGGGTCAGATATAGTGCCAAAGTAGTTATTGCCATTAAAGAACACATGCCGGATTCCGGAACGTTTGAGCCAACGATGCAACTGCCAGATTTCTTGGTGCCAGAATCTTTCACGTTCGGCCCAGTCTACTTCTAGCACAAATTCTCGATATCGATCTTGTGACTCTGGCGGCACATGGTCCAGACCAGAAGCACCGATTTGATAATACTGATCATCAATCAGCCACTCTTGGCGTTCCCAGGTACTCCACTGTATGATCACCAAGACATCCTGCCAGGTTTCGGGATTGGATTCTAGCCAAGCGCGACAGGTACGCATGATACGATAATTGCTGC